AAATTGAGTTTGTATTTGTGATTACTTTATACATTGGATGATGATTTGATTGACATTTACCACCTACAGCATAAGCGACATAATCATCAGGAACTGATTGCGTAACTGAATTATCATCTACGAAGTAATGACTTGAAGCTTTAACAACGTTGTTAGCGAAGTATTTACCGTTATTTTCATCACTATCTCCATCATTACTTGTATAATGAATAACTAAATATTTGATTTTAGAAGTATCTCTTTTACTTCCATAATTACCTTGATTTGCTAAATTTTGTTTTAATACATATGACATTTTATTTCCCTCCTATAATGTAATTCCTTCAATTTCAGCTCTAATTTCTAAAGTTCTAATATAATTACCCATATAAGATTTTTGCTCTTTTAACAGTTCTAATGAGCAACTAGGCGTAAAATTTAAAGTTCCTGCTTCATATTTAATTGTCATAGCATGTAATTTGTCATAACGAATTTTTGCTTGATAATATTCAGCTTTAAATCTTTCTTTGTAATCTGCACTAATCATCCCAATGGCTGTTTGAGGTAAATCATTTACATCATATTCTCTATAAGCATCTTCAAATGGCTTTTTAGGAGACCAACTTTCATAATCGTCTGAATACTTAACTAAATATCCTTCATCATTAGGGTTTTCATCTTTTGGAATAGTCCATCCACGATATTTGTTGTAATCTCCTCTTGTCATTGGTTTTGCTTCAATTAATTTAACTCCTACATATTGTTTCACACTTATTCTCCTCCTAATATAAAAGAGAGCTATTCGCTCTCTTCATTCTTATTAAAATGTAACTGATCTATTTCTTCTTTCATGTGAGTTACCATTCCATTACCACCTAAATCGTGATAAGCGCCATACATTTCATTGAAATTTTCATATGCATAGCTTGGAATACTTCCCCTTTTGGTGTATTTTGAATGATATTCAATTAATTGCACTCTTAAAAGAAGCATAGTACCACGTGAATTTGCATCACGTGATTTCTTTTGGTTTTGTAACAACCATACGATATAGCCTAATACAATAGGTAAGGCAATAGTATATGTTTGCATCAAAATTTCTTGCATATACATACCTCTAATTTTCTTTATTTTCAATCAAGCGTGTAAAAGCTTGATGAAGTCCAGTTGATGCCAAACCACAAATAGTGCCACCTACAATGCTTTCTACAGTAACATCTTTCATAACGATACAATTTAAAACTGCACCTAAAACAAATACGATTGTTGGAATGTATTTGTTGTCTACATCCTTAATCCATTTTTTTACAACATACCCTGTTGCTAAACAACCTGCCATTACAACAGGTACAAAATAACTTGTGATAAAACTTAGATCCATATTTATTTTCCTCACTTTCTAATCTTCCAACATATATTCAATAGACATAATCTCTCTTGGAGATAAATCAGCTTTTTCAACATCATCAAGAGATAGTTTTTTAATATCTACTTTAACTTCTTCATTTTGAAGTTTTTTAATTTCTTTTTCTAAAGCTTCTAATTTATCAGATGGAACATCGTATTGGTTAGTGTCTTTATCAATGATTGGTTTACCGTTTTCATCTTTATTAGCAAATTCTTCTAATAATTTTGTACGAACATCATCAAATACTTTAACTTCGCCTTCAATAGCTTTGATGTTTTTACCAATACGAAAAGCCACAACACTAGACATTCCATGAGCATTATTTAATTTGTTAAGAGCTTCCATGCTGTCTAAAATATCTTTAATTACCATTTGAGACATCTCCTAACATTTTTTCTTGTTGCTCAAATGCACTATCTTCAAACTCAGCTTCAATTCTTCGAATCTCAACTTTATTTGCTTTGTAAAGTTCCATATTTTGAATATAATCTGTACTGAATGAAATATTATTCGTATTAGAATCAATAGTAGCTGATAATGTTTTAATTAAGTTATCATCTACATAAATTTCTTTTCTCATTGTGAGATTTTTAGTTTCTTTAACTGTTAAAGCCATTCTAGTTTCCTCCTATAATCTTTTCTAATTTTTCTATTTTGATTTGTTGTTCTTGAACCAAAGCTACTAATGGAGCAAGTAATTCTTCATACTTCATACCCCATCTTAAATATTTGTCATCTATTTTTTCGCCATAATAAGGTTCCTCAATATCTGAATCTTCTCGAATCTTCCATGCTTCTACTAATGACAAATCTCCAAGTTCAAGATTGTTAATTAATTTATAAACAGGTTGAGCTCCAAATCCCATATGAATTCTTTTACCGCTCGCACCTTTAGCATTTAATCGATAAGCAATTGGTTTAAGCCCCATGATAAAGTCTCTCGCTTTGAAATCGTAATCATCAATAACATCTTTTTGTTTTAAATCTGAAGTACTTACGGAACCGCTTGTCGAATATACTGTCGCCCATCTACAATTTGATGTTCCTAGATTAGCAGACCCATCGGAACCGGGTCTAAACGAGTTCATACCATTTGAATGCAGTATGAAATGATATTCACTACCCCATCCGCCTCTGTACTTACTGTACACATTCAACCTTAATCGTGCATTACCGTTATCATAGCTATCCCAAAATTGACCTAAACTATTATCAGTATAGTTTGTCTGAAGAAGTTTCGGTAAAACATGTCCATCGATACGAACATGCCCGCCCTTCAGTCTGATTTCTCCTCCAGCTTCGTTAATTACATAAAAATTCGTTGTCTTATTATGACCAATCCATCCTTGTCGAGTTCCATTTTGCTTATTATACCAGCCAACCCAGTCACCACCTGAAAAATATTGCATACCAAGCCATCCGCTATCTGACACGAACAACGTATCGGAGCTAATTGATCCACCAGAAATAGTAGTGATTCCATAATTATTGCTAGATGCTATAATGTTATGACCTCTTATACTTGTATATCCGCCACCCTTAATATCATGTTTAATCGTTAAGAATCCACCTCTAATAATACTCGTACCAATACACCCAGATAAGTCATTGCCGTCCCCGGCGCTTTGTGAGTGTATAGTATAATCAGATTTGACTTTAAAATATCCCGTATTATATATCTCTGTTGTATTCAACACATAACACCTGTTCGCATCGGTGCTAGATACAGGGTCTCCTGTTTGATGATGTACGATAGATTCTTTACTTGTGTAAAGACGACCAGATTCAATATTAATACCAGCAATTGTTCCGCTAGTAGCTGTGATTTTACCAGTTAATTCAGCTGAAGTCGCTTTTAGATTACCAAGCGAGTCTACAATGAACTTGTTATTAATATTGATAGATCCAGCTGTAATTGAACCAAGATTGGCAGATAACGAGCTTAAAGTATTTACGCTTATTTTTTCAGCAGTAATTGAGCTGGTATAAATTTTAGCACCGTTAATAAGAGTTTTGTCATTTGCTGAACACCATGAAGAAAGTAAGGTGTTTACTGAATCTGCCTTAGATATTGCATTTGAGGCATTAGTTGAAGCATTAGTGATTTTCGATTGTATATCGCTATTTAATCCGCTAAAGGTAACTAGTCCATTAAGGTTAATGTGATTAGCGACTAATGTTGCAGTACGATCCGTTAAAGTGAAATCAGTAGCGGATGTACCAGATTTAACCAACCAGTTAAACTTATCCGCAGCTTGAGTTGCTTTGGTAATAGCTTCATTAGATACAGAGTCAATTGTATCAACTCTATGTACAATGCTGTCGATTTTGTCGGATTCGATTTTGATTGCAGCATCAGTTTCAATCTTAGAGTAATAATTATTTTTTAACTGATCACCAACTTCATCAACTTTTTGAGCAGTCAACGAAATACTTTTCGCATTTTGATTAATGTTTGTTTCAGCAGTTTCAATTCGTTTTGTCAAGGCCGCAACCGTTTCCTGAGCCTTTTGTGCGGTTGACTTTGCAATCTCAGCTGCGGTAGATGCACATTCAGCTTTTGTCTTTGCATCATCAGCAACCTGTTGAGCATCGTCCGCGGTGCTTTGAGCATTATCGGCAGCTGTTTGGGCATTCTTAGCTGCAGTTTGTGCATCATTAGCATCTTGAAGAGCTTTTGATACATTCTTTTCGGCTTCAGTTACTGCATTTTGGGCAGCTTGAACTTGTTCTTTTGTCGCGTTGACATCAGCAGTAACATTTTTTAAATTTTCTTTAGCAGCAGACAAATCTGACTCTGCAGACTGTAATCTGTTGTTCGCACTTTCAGCTGTAGCTTTTGCTTCGTTTGCTTTTTGTTGGGCATCAGTAGCATTAGCGCTTGCTGAATCGGCTGAAGTTTGAGCATTCTTAGCTGCAGTTTTAGCATCATTTGCTTTTTGTTGAGCTTCGTTAGCAGCCGTTTGAGCATTATCAGCAGCTTTGCGAGCAGCAGTAATCTTTTCTTGAGCATCTGTCGTATCATTTTCAAGTTTAGCTATTTTATTAACTTGACTTATTAAACCTTCAGCATTTTGAGTAATTTGACTTTGAAGTCTTCCTTCAATCTCAGTCACATCACTTTTACCGGCATATGTCTTTTCAATGTTTGTAGACAACTCGGTTGCACTTTTAGTAATTTCAGCTTTAAGACTTGCTTCAGTTTCACTTAGATCAGTCTTTTTAGCATAGCTCATTTCAAGAGTTTCTTTCGTCTCTTGTAAGTCGCCACTAAGGCCATCCAAAGTTTCTTTTGTCTTTTCAGCTTGAGACGCCATTTCATCAAGTGTTTTAGTTGTCGATGTAATGTCTTTTTGTAAATTATTGATATTTTCTTTAGCTTTTTTAATATCTTCCTGTGCCGAGTCAACTCTATTTAACGCATCAGAAGCACTGGCTTTAGCTTCGTTAGCGGCAGTCTTTGCTTCATTAGCGGCAGTCTTTGCTTCATTTGATTGATTAATAGCTGTATTCGAATTAGTTATAGCTTCAGCAGCACTTGTCTTCGCATCATCCGCTTTCTTACTTGCATTGGTTGCAGTAGTGCTTGCTTCATTAGCCTTTGTTAGAGCCGACTTAGCTAACTGTTGAGTCTTGTAAGTTTGTTCTCTTTGCTTAACTACATAATCTTTAAACTGTTCAGCCATCATTTTGACTTTTTCGCTGATTCCACCTGATTTGATCAAGAAATCTCCTAATGTTGCTGTTGCAGTTTTATCACAAGATGAGGTTTCTAATTTCAAGACCCTTGCGCTTAGATAAAGTTCACCATTTTCATCAATAATGTTGATGGTATCTCCAATTCGAACATTATCAGGAAGTATAGCAATATCTACTTCATAGTTGTAAATGATATCGTAATACTTCTTTAAATAAGAAATTGATCTGTTACATAATTCAGATTGACTTGTCGTGTCATAAGAATAGTATTTGACAATATGACCGCCATAATTTCCATAAGTTTCCCATTGGTATCGACTCCATTTAGCTAATGCTGATCTTGAAGCTACCCATCCCAATTCGTTAACATAGATATCACCATCGTCATATTTATATCCAGCTAATGTTATCGGATGTTCAGAACCTTCAGGAGTTCCACCGCTTGGAATCAAACAAGTAATCAAATCTGAAATGGAACTTTTAACGATGATGTTATCAATGTCCGTATTCAAACGTAATTGAGCAACATTTTCATTTCCACGCTTCTTATAGATGTTGATATACTTATGAGTAATAGCCATATTTTTGACAGTAAAACTGAATCCAATTTCAGCATCGAATGAATTTGCAACACTTAAGATTCTTGCTGTACAAGTGTCTTGTCCGGTCCATGAAAGCGTACGATTCAAGTCACTTACTTCATTTAATCCAATTTCAAATCCACTGTCGTATGAGAATTTTTCAATATAAAAGGCGATTGGATGAGGCCCATCTGCTGTATAAGCATCAACTACCTCATTTAATAAGTCCAAACCGCCATCTTCTGCATAAATATTAATACTGTGCTCTTTTCTGTCGTTTTCAGCTTCGATGATTGTGTAGAATCCATTTTCCCCATTATCATCGTAGACAAGCACGTAGTTTCCTGATTCACAATATTGAGCTGTTTTAACTGCATCTTCTTCATCATACAAAATATCGACTGAAAAAGTAGCAACACCAGACTCAACATCTTCTGCTTTTAAATCATTTTGAAATTTTAAGCCCTTTGGTAGATTATTTGAACATGTAGCAACGATGTTCATATGTCTATCAGCTAAATAAATAATCATAAGAACACCTCTCTATATTTTAATGTAACCGTAGGTTTAGTAGCCCATGTTGAATGTATAAATTTGATTTGGTTATATCCAGGTTTCAAATAAAAATTATCCCAGTTGTTTGCTAAAGCACCCAATGATGGATCTCTAACACCATTCAAATAAACATTTGCAGTCTCGCATTCAATGGTTAATTTGTTTCCATTTCTAAATTTATTTGGGACATCGCGCCATTTAGTTACATACATCTTTTGAAAATCGATAGCACGAATACAATTATGCGATATCCATTGTTCACTCATGTTTCTTTCGCCCCATTGAGCCATACCAACTTGTATCTTTGTACAAACCATATTTTCTACTTCTGGTACTGTATATTGATAATATGTTCCTTGATAATAGAACTTAATAGTTCCGCCTTCTTTTACAACACAATTATGACCTCTTGCATTATCAAACATATTTAACTGTTGATCTTCGTATGGATAAAATAACATATTTTTAACAACATTATCACCATTGATAAAGAATGATACGTAGGCACCTTCCCCTGCAGCATCTGTTTTATTGATAGATACTCCGCAAATTACTTTGTTATCATCCGTTAAAAATGATATTTCTTGAATGCCTGTTTGACCTGATATACCGATAGAGAACCATTGATTCATATAGCAGTAGAAATTCTTTGCTCCTCTTTCGCCATTTGAATCTGCTGGAATTGTTAATAATCTGCAAGCTCCTGTCCAAAAATGTCCTGATTGTGCTACCGATGTCATGTACAAACAAGGGTTATAATTACTTCCATTGTAAGTTTGATATATCATTCCGCCACCGGTTCTAATATAAGGTCTATAATAATCGGGAGAGTCGTTTGGTAAATTAGCAAAATCTGACAAATGACATAAGTATTCATTTTGTGTGTAATTTTCTTCATCGACTTCATCAGGATTTCCAAACTGTAGAATTTTCTTTTGATCGTTTACTAAAGCAAGAAAACCATTGTCACCATGCATTACAGCTTCGATTTTTGGATAAGCTTTTCTAGTTCCTTTGTAATCTATTTCAAAAGTATAACCGTTATCTAATGTAGCTGTTACTGTTTTTTCTTTAACGCTATATTTAAATGGATCCGCACAATATATTTCAATCTCACCTATTACGGAGTTTGAACCACCTTCAATTTCATGATTTCCTTGTGTGGTCCCAATAAAAAATTTATCTGGCTCATCATTAAAAATAATTTGTGCTTGCTCAACGGCAAAAATGCTGTTCATTTTATTAAATGCTTTTCTAAACTCACTATTACTTTTAGTAATCAATTGATATTTAACAGTAATAATTCTCGAATCATACCTTCTTGATTTATAATGTGTACCATCTTTACTATTAATTTCAATGTCATTAATTGAAGAAGATGCAAGTTCTCTGCCTTGAACTGAGAGAGTTCGATAACCATCAATCTCATTTTCTAAATAAACGCCATTAAAAGACATTGCTTCAGCAGGCAAATAATTACCTGCTGATATGTTCGAAGTTGTGTCTATAAAATCATATAACATTTAGATATCACCTCTCAATCTTCTTGAATGTTTGTCCATCCTATCAAGTTCTTCTTTAGTGTATTTTGCCATTGCTTTACCAGCTGTTTTACCATCAATTTCAGTTGTAATATTGAAGTTATATTCTGTGTTATCATCGTTACCACCTTCATCATCAATATAGCGATCATTGTATTCTATATAATGATTCAAAGTACCACTAAGTCCATCAGCGAGCGAAAGGTTCATACCTAATGTATTGACATCAAAAACGTAAGATTGTACAGTATCAAACATTTTTTGAGCCTGACTGCCAATTAAAGAAGTATTACCACCAATACCTTTAGCAACACCAGTATCAAGCATTCTACCTACCCATTTACCCCATCGAGAAGGTGAATGAATACCAAAGAACCCTAATACTTTATCTTTGAACGAACCTAAAGCTTTTTTCGCTGCATCCCACAACTGACCAGCAGCATTAGAAATCCCTTTTGCGATTCCTTTGATGATATTAATACCGATTTCTAACCAGTTTGTATCCTTGAAAGTTGAAATAATTTTCTTAGCAATTTTAGCCACACCCGAAATAACATGAGGTATTGCTGAAATCAATCCTGAAACCAACTTCAAGATAATTTGAACACCTGCAGTCATGATTTGAGGGAGATTTGTAATAATTGCGCTTAAAATCGCTCCTATCAATTCAACTGTAGCATCGATTATTTGTGGTAAATTATTGATTAAACCATCAACTAATGTATTGATGATTTCTACTGCACCATTAAGGATTGTAGGAAGATTTTCACTGATTGTATTAATCAGTGTAGTTATAATTTGAATAGCTCCTACAACTAATTGAGGTAGCATTTGAACAATACCGGTAGCAATATTTTGTAGAATTTGAACGCCCATTTGTATCATTGTAGGTAGTTGTGTTTGAATCGCTGTTGTAATATTGGTAATCATAGTTTGAATTCCTACCAATATTAAAGGCATGTTATCTAAAATACCTTGTGTAATTGAAGTAAGCACCTGTAGTCCCATTCCTAATAATTGTGGAACTGCATTTAATATTGCACCGCCTAAAGTACCGATAATTAATAATGCACTTCTAACTAGTAATCCAGCATTATCAGAAAAACTTTTTACAAGTCCATTAATGATACTAATTCCCGCATTAATAACTAGCGGTAGCATACTTGATATTCCTAATGCTAATTTAACTACTAATTGTGTCCCTTGGTTTGCGAGTGCGGGTAATTGGCTGGTAATGCTCTTTACAAATTTTTTTATAATTTCAGGTCCTTTAGTGGTTACCGTCGATATCATTTGATCAATTTGACTTCCAAATTGATTATTTACAATTCCTAAACCAGCAACAACTAAACCTAAAATAGCTGCAGGTCCTACTGATTTCAGAGCAAATGCAAATACTTTATTCAATCCGCTCGACATCAACGACAATGATTTCATTCTAACATCTGTCGATTTTTTTAATCCTTTTCCTATTCCTGAGCCCATTTTCATGAATTTGTCAGGAATTTTTTTAGATACTTTTGAAAATGAATTTCCAATAAACTGACTTGTTGAAGAACTGATGCTTCTAATTGAGTCTAGAGTACTAGAAACTTTGTTTTTCACTGATGAAGGAACTAAATTGGCAAACTTATTAGATAACCATTTTAATTGAATTCCGACTTCATTCGATTTTGAAGTTGTTACATATCCAATGTCCTGATATGCTTTTTTCATAGCTACTGACATGTCCATTCCTTGCTTTTTATAAGTTTGGGCAATTTTTGCAGCTTTCGACCTCAATTCATTAACAGTAGTGTTATTTTCTTCTGCTATTTGTTTGAGAGATTTTCCTATCGAACCACCTGCGTTATTAAAACCTTTGACAATTCCATCAATACCTGACTTTGCTTTATTTGGTAGAGAACTCATGACACTGCCTAAAACTTTAGTTTTTCCTGTTAATCCATTAAACCCTGTTCCTAAAGCTTTTATATAATCAACACTTCCACCAACAACAAAAAGAGCACTTCCTAATGCTCCTATTTGCGGAATAAGTGCTCCAACATCTTTTAAATTCTTAATACCATTGGCAATAGCGTTCATCGTTGCTTCTGCACCTTTACCAAATTGAGAAATCATTTCTCTCATTTGAGGTAGCTTATTTTTTGATAGCATGTCATCAATTGCTTGCATGATACTTAAAACACCACGCGTTGTTGCGGCTTTCATGTTATCAATTGTACCTGTCCAGGATGCACCAGCTTTCAATGCTGCACCAGCTATTTTATCAACTCCATTAGTTCCTTCGGCCATTGCTTTTTCTACAACATCCAGGAACTGTTCAGTAGTAATCGTTTTAGCTGATAAATCATCAGCTACATCTGCCGCATTTCTTCCTACAGCCTTCGCATAAATACCAGTAGCATTGATACCAACGTCAAATAGACGGTTCAATTGTTCCATTTCAACTGTACCTTTGGTTCTCATTTTTGCTAGAGCATCAGTAACTGTTTCTAACTGTTCATTTGTTCCTTTACCATAGAAGCTAACAGCATCCGCCCAAATTCCAACAGACTTAGTTGCTTTTGATAAATCCATTCCACGAGTAACAAAGTTTTGTGTTGCTTTTGCCGCAACATCAAGACCATAGGCGGTACCTTTTGTAATTCCTTTTAATTCTTCTAAAGCTTTGGTTGCATTTTCAGCACTACCAGTAATTTGAGTAATAGTTCTGTTGAATGCTTCCATTGTGTCTTGCCGACCCATAGCAGAGGAAATAGAGCTTTTAACTAAGTTAGCACTTGCGCTTAAAGCTTTAAAAACCCCTATACCACTAGCAATTTTCATAATGGAACTTGTGGCACTTTCACTTGCAGTTTTAATTCCTGCAAGACTGCTATTAGCTGTTTTCATAGTGCTTGTAAAGTTTTGATCAACAGCACTCAGTATTGCTTTTACACTATATGTTTCCAATAATTATCACTTCCTTCCTTGAATTTCTACAGCTTGTCTAATTCGTTCAATGAGAGAAGTTTCATTATTTTGATTTTCTATATTGCTTTCGATTTTCTTTCGATTAAAGAACTGTTTGAAAGTTCTATATACATATCTACCACTTTTCTTTTGTGCTTTTGCTTGTCTGATAACCCATGCCAAAAGAAATAACTGCTCTGATTCATCAATCTTTTTCTTTTGAGCGCCTTTCATCAAACATCTATAATCTTTGATCGTTAATTTATTGATTTTATCAATATCATTGATGTTTAAATAGCGAAAACAATTTTCGATTATTTCTTCATATGTTACTGCATTGCTTGATCCTGTGTTTCTTGCATTTTTTCTTCGTACTCTTTCATCAGCGTCTTTGCTTTCTTCTTTGTAGCATTCGACTTTTTTAACTCTTTTAACACATCGTCAAAAAGACCATCAATATCTGTATTTTCATTATCGATATAATTATCAAGCTGTTCTTGAGTGACTCTTGGGTTTTCAGTTCTATTTGCTACAAATAAACAATCAGATAAAGTAACAGTATTTCCTGTTAATAAGTTTGGAATCAATGTTTCCAATCCAATTCCAAATTGAACACCATTTTGTTCAATTGAAGATTTTCCATCTAAATATCTTACAAATCCAATTCCAAATCTAAAATTATATGTTTTGTTTTCAATAGTTAATTCCATAATTTTCTCCTCTCAATCCAAATAAAAAGAACGGATATAAATACCCGTCCTATTCTCCGCTTTCTTTTATTACATCTTTATAGACGTAAGATGCAATTTCTTTTTGCTCATCAGTCAATGTTGCGTATCCATCTGCACCTTGACCGTTAGCTCCATAAGTGATACTTACTTCAACATTATCTTCAGCATTAGAAGAAATTCCTAATTCAGTAATATATCCTCGATAGTATTTTGATTTATATTTACCACTATTTGTGCTAGAACCAGGTTCAGCTAAATTTACTTCCCAGCATTCTACAAGTTTGTCATTTAGCATTGCTGATTCTAATTTATCAATCATCTTATCCCCTTTAGGCAATAATGATGTACTTGTGATTTCAATTTCAGCAGCACCAGGTGTACGAACATTTCCATCTTTCGTTTGTGTAGAATCAGCATCTTTAGATGTAGTTCTTTCGTTTTCAGTTACAAAAGCTAAAGCACCTGCATTTTCTGTTTTTGAATCTTCTGCCACTCTAAATAAGTAGACAAGTTTTTTTCCTGAAATCGTTTCAGGACTTTCATCAGCAAATAATTGCAAATCAAATTTATTGATCACTTCTTTTTCCTCCTTTACTAGAAGATTTGAATTCTAACTCTAACACAACATGCATAAGTGGTGTCTTAGTTGTCGTATCTTCCAAAATTCTTTGTTCAATATTTCTAATTTCCCACTTGTAATTGCTCGTGTATTCCAATCTTCTTACAATGTTTTTTATTTTTAATGCCATATTAGAAACAGTGCCTCTTTTTTTAGGTGAGTCATTCCATATGTGAATGGTTTGATACACGTTATTGAAGATGGCTGTTTTATTGCTATAGTCATCAGTTTGTTGACTGTCAGCAAGATAAATAAAAGGATATGGTGTTTCTTCAGGTGGCATAAAGCCATCAAAAACCATATCTGGATATTCTTTTTTTAGCGTTACTAACAAGTAACTGAATAATTCTTGTTGAGGATCCATATCGCACCTCATTTCATTAATTTCTTTAAGTCTCTTTTGAAGATTTCTTTTTGAATGTTGAAAGATGGCCGTACAAAAGGTTGGGCCGCCATATATCGTGTTCCATATTCCGGGTAAGATGCATAGCTGGTTGTTGGTTCAACCGTTGCTGTTAAATTCAAATCAGTAAATGTACATCGAATACTTCTCTTTGTTGTGCCTGTCGAGTATCCTTTAACAAAAACTGCATTTCTTGTCATTCGCGATTGCAAATCCGCACCATTTTTCTTAACAACAGTTCTAGCATCATCAAGAGTTGCATTTTTCTTTAGTTTGGCTTCTAATTCTTTAATGCCTGTAATATTTATACCTCTACCCATTTTGCACCTCATGAACGATAAACGACTGTTTATTTCTAAGCTTTCTAGAATAATCCGTTTGATAAATTTTATCATTGATTCTAATTAAATCATATGATTCATCGTAATGATTTTGTATATGGATGGTCTTACTTCCTTGCTTGATAGAGCCATAAACAACTCGCATTGTTTCAGTTCTTGTATCTATGACAGAAGCCATTGCATGAGTTTCTTTTGTTGTATCCTCTCCATAATCTCCGGTAGTAGGATCATACTCACCTTGTGTAACTTTTTGAAAATAAATAGGAGTGTCATATCTCATAAGAATTTGACAACTCCTTTTACTTCGTTCTTTTTATTTTTCCAAACTTCTATATCATTTAGATACCCCTTGAAATCATTGTCACTGAATGACATGGTTTCTCCTTCAACGGAATGACTTGTGACTCCTTCAGAACCAATCTTGTTATATCTAACAATTGAAACTTCAGTAACAATATATTCTAATTCAGTTGGTACTTCTTCAACATCCAATAGTGTTTTTAAACGATTAGTAGTAAGACGAATAATCACATCTAATGTCCTGTTAGGTTTTTCTTCAGGAAATCCTAATAACGCAGTTACATCATCAATGATTGCCATAACTATTCACTTTTAGTTTTTTTAGTTGTTTTCTTAGGCGTTTGCTTTTCATCTTCTACTTTATCATTTTCTTCAATGTTTTTTTCTTCATCCTCAATATAAGTGATGAGTGGTGTTTCTAGTTTATTTTTTGAAGTTGCCAATTCAATGATACGTTCCCTAGATGGTTCAAAGCCATCTCTAGGGTACACATCACCAGTATCATAAATATGATCATCATCTGTTAAATCAGAAAATCTTTTAATTGCAACATACATTAAGCAGCATCTCCCGGAGTGATTGTTCCTTTGAATACGCCATCAACATATTCAACGAAGAATTTAACACCACACATTAATAATGTTTCAATTGTTGCATTGTCTGTTTTAGAAGTATGAACCATACCAACTAATCCAGTTTCATCACTTGTTAACCCGAAAGTATCAGCGACATCGCCATTGTTTGTTGGAATATAAGCACCCGCAATATTTTCTTTAGCAGTGCCATATACAGTTCCTTTTTCTAATTCAGGCGAAACAATGACATCACCTAAACCTAAGAAATTCTTTAAGTATGTGAATCCATATGCAGTTTGTAAAGTAATTTCTTTTGAACCTAAATATTCAGCAATATCATCTGTAGATACAAAATAAATAGGAGTAACTGTTTCATCTTTATAATGTTTAACTAATTCTCCCCACACTGCAGATAAGGCAGATTGTAAAGTTTTGCCTGTTGCAGTACCAGTACCTTCTTTCAATGTTGAATAGAAAGTCTTTTTGATTTGACCTTGAATTACACCAACCATTTTTTCATCAGTTTGATTGATAGCAATATTACGTCCTGAACGTTGAATTGCCTCTGCAGTAGTTGATTTACGATATTTTTCTAATACTAGGTCAATGTCTTTGACTTTCTTTCTAGTTACTTTAGTTAAACCGATTGTTTCACCTTCTCCAACTTGAGGAGCAACTGTGCCAACCTCCATTTTATAGATTTTGATTGTTGTTCCTGAAGACATTGGTGTTAATTCAGTAACCCCTAATAAATCTTGTAATTCATTAATATTTGAACTGATTCTAGAAGTATAATCGATAGAAATACCTGGTTCTAAGTCGGTTGTAACTGTTGTATTTGTTGGTGCAGCAAATAATTGTAAATTGAATTGTTTTCTCATATAGTTTTCTCCTTTTTTATCTAAATAATTCAGGATGTTCAGCCATTGCTTTTTGACGTTCAGTTCTATTTTTAATTTTTAGAATATCTTCTTTTGTCAACTCTTTTGAACCATCCTTTAATCGAGGTGTTTTCCCTCTTAATGCTTCAGCTACTGCTTTTTGAACAGCATCATTGAAGTTTTTAACAAAGTTTTCTACATTTGCCTTTGTTGTCTCAGCATCTTCAGCTACTAGATTTACTAATAATTCATCATTAACAACGATTTTCGAATCGTTTAAGATTCCTCTGGCAACCTTTGTCATTGCTCCAATAGCTTTTTCTTTCTCATAACCGGCGATTTTCTTTTGGAGTTCTTCCATTTCATGTTTTCTTTTTTCTTCTTCGGTCATGTTTTTTAATCGTTCAGCTTCTGCAGCTTTTGCGCTTTTTTCTTTTTGTCTTTTTTCCCATTCAGCAAATTTTCGATTGATGATGTTGTTTACATCTTCGTCAGTGTATTTTTTGTCATCATTTCCACCATCTCCTGATTTGTCTTCAGGATCATCGTTGCCTGGTTCACCATCTCCGCCTTCTTCAGCGAATAACTGTAAATTTAAGTTTCTTTTATGGGATAATAATTTTTCTAATTCTTTTTTCATTTTTATTTCTCCTATCCGTATCTTTTAGAGAGTTACACGCCTGCTCTTTTCCGTAGCTTAAAGTTTCCACGCCTGACTCATCCATATCTTTTAATGTCGTAAATGCTTGGACAAAATAAAAAGCACTCATTGTAGTGCTATTCTTTGATTTCTAATTGTACATAATCAGGGTAAGTATGACTTACCTCTCTACATCCAATTACAAAGCCATTAACTAATGTAATTGCTTTACATGTTGGATGATATATACCTATATATCCTTCTCCTTTTTCTAGAGAAACGTTTATTTTGTTTGATGTCAATTCTTCCAAACTATAGCAAAGCGTTTGTAAGAGTGTGGAAATTGCAGAACATACAATATCTTCACCACATATGTTGTAATTTGCATGACCAACACATTTAACTGCTATATGTTCTTTAGAGATTCCAACTGTAATTTTAATCATATAAATTCCTCTTTTAGAAAATAAAAAAGCAATCATACTCGATTGCCATATTTCTTCTTATTTCGTTCTAATGATTTGGTTTTGGATTTAGGTGGCGGTACGTAACAGTCATATTTTTCATTACGAATACGCCCACAAATCATACACATGTACTGAATTTTCTTAACAATAACACGCCTTTTCTTATCAAAATATTGAACAGTACGATATTCAAATTTTTGATAATGCGGTCTTAACCCTTCAGCCATAGACACCCTCCTTTCTTGAAAAGTTAATAAAATAAAAGCAAGTTATAAAAACTTGCCTATTAAATACATTTTGTTGTTTTAAATGCTGCTTCCAATTTTGGAAAAATAGTTGCTATATAATTCACAACATCTTCATTATGAAATTGATACCCAAATTCAATTCCTGCTTCATACATAAAAGCATGAATTAATTCATGCCTTAATGATGCATTGATCATAACATCATCCTTATGCAAAAATATCTTTTTTTCTATGTAATCAACATATGCATCAGCATTATTTTTAAGCATGCATGAATCTTTTTCATCCAGCTTTTCAATTTCATAAGTTGTTCCTAAAATATTAACTTCCATGCCTACTCCTTAATTTTGAAAAAATAAAAACCGACTATTTGTCGGCTTACATCCAAGGTCTATTCCAAAAAGAAGGCCTTATTTTTTTGTCTTGTTCTTCATCAAGAATTGCTACTATGTCTTCCTCTGTATAATAAGGAGCAGCTTTTTTAAATTCTTCAATATGCTTTATAAATTCTTCTTTGCTTCCTATAACTTTAATATGAAATTGGTATTTATCGTAATCAATCATTTATCTTTACCTCCACTATTAAAGTGTATTTATCTTTTTCTTTTTTTACTTCACATATATTGTAGCACACACCTCTTTTAAACAAAACCTCATCTTGATTTTTATAACTTTCTTTTGCTAATGGTTCAATATACAATGCGCCTTTATAACCTTTTGGAATTTTCATAACAAGATTTACATCTCTTAATTTATAATCAAAGTTTTTAAATGATGTAGACAAATATCCTTTCTCTGTTTTCGTAGTACCTTTTAAACTAAACATGTCATTATCAGAAACATTTCTTTTATTTAGTAGAACTTTACTATCTATTTTTCGATATAAAATTAAATCATCTGGAATCTTTCCTTTACTTAGTGCATGATCTAACATTGCTATTTCCTTTTTGAATTTTCTTTCACGTCCAGTATTTAAAGCAAAATTAATTTGCATAGCAAGATTGCCAGTATATCTTGTAAGAATTTCTTTTTCACTTTTAGATAAAGATGCAATTTGTTTTTTTAAATCATTTTTTACATCTGAAATCTTTTTATATTCATCAAATCTTAAACTGTGTTCTCCATTTGCTAATCCATCTAACCATTTCTCATATACTTTTCTATCTGAATAAGGTGCTGTTGCACAATGGCAATTCGGATGTAAAGGTGGAGCATTGTCTCCAACGTTCATTCGATTCAAAAGAAAAACCTTGCCATCCAATGATCTGCACGTATCACACGCATCACCAATCCCACATGTTATATATTCATATTCATCAAATCCATTTGCTTCGTATGATTTTTGTTGTGCGGCAATTTGAACTCTAGCAAGTTCAGTCCTCATTAATCGTTGCGCATCACTAATTTTAACATTGAAACGTTTTCGTAATAGTCTGGCTAACTCATTAGGATTTTTTCCTTGGATAAGTCCTGATGCTAGCAAACTCTCAAGATCATGTTTAAGCAAATCTTGATGCATCCATATTCTATCGCTATATGTTGCATTATGAAAAGATGCATTGACAATAGAGTGAGCAGTATCAGCGTTATCTAAAATTGTTGATCCTAAAATGCCTGCCTGTCTTTGAATTTCATCAAGTGTTCTATTTTCAAGAAGATTATCCATATATTTTTCTAATTCATCATGGCCACTTACTAAAGCCAAACCAATATTGGCTTTTAACAACTCAAGTCTGTTGACTTTCATTGTTAAGTTGTAAAGCTTCATTTCATCATTTGCTTGTTGTGAAAAGTTTTTTTCTTCTACATACTGTTTAGCTTTTCTTGAATAAACTTCCATATCCAAATTAGAAGCTCTTTTTTTAGCTTCAGCCATTGTGATACCAGTATCCTTTGCATATTTAGCATAGAAGTTATTGATTTCAGATTGTACTTCATCCATCATTCTTTGATAGATTTCTTTAATCTTCTTATCATATTCTTTTTCATCTTTGATATTCTTCAAGCGTTGTTTTTCTTCTCTTAAACGCCAATATTCGGCACTATTCATCTATTGATTAAACATCCTTTTATCAACAATAGATTCTTTAGAAGCTTCATCTTCTAGCTTGATTTTTTCTTTTTCTTCTTGAACATCTTCAACGATTGAAAGAGAAGATAATTGAGTATCTTTAGAAACAACTCCTTCTAAGTTTTGAGCAATTTGAGTTTCTTCAAGTACATTTGCTGGATAGTTTTGACTGAACTTATAAGTAATGTCAACCCATTTATCTTCATGAATTGTGTTGATTGGATTACTAAAAATCAACTTGTACCTTCTATCTAGGGCACCTGTGAATTTTCTTTCTTTCGTCTTGGCCAAGTTTGACATAGAAAGCAACTTATATTTAAGAGCAATTCCCGAACTTGTACCAAAGTTTTCATCATTGATGTTTGGTGTCATAGACATCTGAAAAATCAATCTTTCAAGACGATTGATAAGATTTTCCTGTGAGCCATCCGCATTTGGTTTTTCAAGGAATCCTACATCAACCGTATTTGATTCTTCATCAAAATTAATGATCCTGTTATTTCTAATATGAATAATTCCGTCTTTATCAACTTTTGCACCAATGATTTTTAGATAAGCATCAGCAAAATAATCAACATCATTTGCCTTTTCACTTATTGCTTTGTTGTAGGCATTGATCATTGACCACGTACTTTCAAAAGCACTCATTCGTTCAGCGTTTTCAACATATTCAGTAACAGGAACACCATCAAATCCGTGAAGTGAACCTTCGTCAACAAAATGCATACCACTTTTATTGCTAAATTCATAAACATAAGAATCGTTACTCAGATAGCCATGCATTGTTCCGTTTGAATCATAATAATATGTGACAAAGTATCTTGGCTCTGGAACAACAGAATCATCATATACGATAAATCCCTTGGTCGGCTCAATGTACTTAATACCTACTTTTGCTTCTTCATTGATAAAATACATTTCATAACACTTACCATAAATGCTACAGTTTTTTGAAATTTCAGCATTGTTATCATCCTGATGGTTTCTCTTATCCAATTCATTAATGTAAATAGCAACCTCTTCATCCGTTGATGATACTTTAATTGGGATACCAATAAAAAATCCGTTAAACGTATCAACTATGTATTTAGCAAAGTTTACGATTATACGGTTATCTGGTTTGTATTGTGGTTTATCCTGGTACGACATAATTGGATAGACGCCTTCATATCCATCCTTTAATTTCTTATATCTTGATTTATTCAATTGCTGATGTTTAGCGATATATTTATTCAAATGTTTAATGCCCATTGTTTCATCATCAGAAATGGTAAAAATTTCATCTTTTGCAATTACCTCTAATGTCTTCATTAAATACCTCCTTCCAGATCCGTGTTCAATCCTGAACCTTTTAAAATTGTATAGATAAAATACCTGATAGCATCCATTGCATGGTCATTTTGTTTGATAGGTGCATCTTCTCCTCTGGCACTTGCTTTAGGATCCCATGCATAAACAGAAAATTCCTTAATTGTATTCTTACATTTACTAAAAAACTTAATTTTGCATTGATTGAGCATTGTGCTTACCAATCTAATACCATTTGATACATCGTTCTTAGCTTTTTTAACTCTAAACCCTCTTTTCTTTAATTCAGCAATAAATGATGCTGCAGAGGGATCTACGACAATTTGAAATATTTCTTTTCCATCAAGAAATTCAACCAAATCATCCGCATATTCACTATCAGTTTTTTGAACTTTCCTGTCACGTCCTGAATAGTAGTATTCATTAACGCAGTACCAAATGCCATCAGTTCCTTTATTCCAAAGCAAAAAGACCATGGCGTTTTGAGTACCATAGTCACAACTGACATATCTATAGTTTTTGTTATCAATCAAACAATCACAATCATCAACAATATGCTTTTCTTTATTGAACATATCGTAAATGATACCTTCAGCAACAGTCCAAAGACCTTTGATGTACCTGTCATAGAAAACACCACTCCATTGACTTTTATATCTTTGCTTGATTTTCTCACTTAAAGAAAGATTGTCATCCATTGTAAAATGCAAATAAATGATGTTCTTTTCTTTTGCTTTATCAATCCAATTAACTTTAAACCAATGAAATGGTCCGTCAGGGTTGCAGTTGAACCACCACTTCGAACCTTCAACCGAACAACGAGCAGTTGCTTGGTTAACAAATGATTCTGGCATCAAAGCCACTTCATCAAAGAAACAACCAGCCAACGTAATACCTTGTATCAAATCTTGAGAGCTTTCATCCTTACCGCCAAACACGTAAAAATAATTGGTTATTCCATTTTTGCTGATTTCAACCATGTTATCAGCTCGATGATCTTTCAATTTATAACCTCTTGACCATAGCATCAGTTTTAAAATATTCAAAACGTTACGCCTAAATGAACCAATCGTCTTACCACACATTCCAAAGTTGCATTCAGTAAAATTAGACATAGCCCATATCATATAAGAAAGAGACATTGAAACTGTCTTTCCTGATCTAATTGAACCATCTGCTATAATTCCATCTTTATCTTTTACTGGTGAATTATCAATCCACCAATTTAAAACCTTTCGTTGTTTCTTGCTAAAGGGTTTGAATTTGAATACAGCTCTACTCTTCTTCATCTTCCCAATCCTCTTTAGCACTGGCGTTTAATGCATCTAAGAAACCATCATTTCCAATATTGTTTTGTTCATTTTTATCTTTCAAGTGTTCATCCAACCATTCAAGTGCTTTTAGTGAATCTGACATTTTCACTGCTTTCCCATCCATCTCGCTTTCATCCAAGAATGCAATTTCAATATATCTTTGGACTATATCATTTGGATCAAGAAGAATCTCCTGATACATTAATTCTTTCAATCGTTGTATCTCTTTTTGTATTTTAGGTTCTTTTCTTAAATCACAAGCTTTTACCATAGCTGTAGAATACTTAGCACCATATGCTAGTTGGTATGCCTTCGTAGCGTTATGATACTTCATAAAGTAAACACAAAAGAGCTGTTGTCTTTCGTTCAGCTCTTCATTTTCAACTATCTCCTTTGCTATCTTTTTAGCGACCTTTTTGGTTGCAACCTTTGGTTTTTTTGGTTGCAACTTTTTATTCTTCCAGTAGCGACTTTTCCATGACTTGACAGCACTAACTGACACACCATATTTAGCAGCTATATCTTTGTATTTCATCCCATCCAAATAATCCTGGTATGCTAACTCGTATTTCTCTTTCAAGCCATATCACCACCTCCAAAAATGATTTATATGTATAATAAAAGCGTTTGAGCTTCTTATTCTAAATAATTACGAAAAAGCCCTATAGAATAGAGCTTTTAACAAAGATTTACCATTTAGAACGAAATGTTGTGTGGTTAAAAAAGTTCTTTTTCTTTTCTCTTAAAACCACAATAGCATAATAACATGGAAATTAGGGTTCATACTAGGTCCAAATTGGGTCCAATTAGGGCTCACTTTGGGTTCATTTTGGGTCCAAACTAGGTCCAAACTAGGTCCAAATTGGGTCCACTTTTAATAAAAAGTTATCATTTGTGATAAAAATAAAAAGAATGAACATAATTATTCACCCTTGATATTGTTAAAAAAACGGTTATTCAATTCTTCTAAAGATGGCTCGTTATTGAAATTAATATACTTGGACAATTCTAAACACGCCTTTGGGAATTCTCTTTTGTAAGTTGAAACACTTATGCAATAAGATTCATCAAGCGTTCTAATCATTTCAGAATACCCTCTTGAACACACATACGTTCTAATGATGTTTCTATGCCCTGCATTAAGCAAATATAACAATGGCATAAATCTATCCAGTTCTTGATTAAACAACGTCACGCGCTTTATTAGAAGATCTCTACGTAACATATTAGAAGTAATTTGTTCTCCTTTAGGTTTTGAAAAACCTCCTGGCATTTCATCACTGTATTTTATAGATTGAGGACTTGGGATGTCCTCTATTTCAAAAGTCAAAGAAAACTTTTCTAGATTGATTTTTCTCAGCTCTTTTAGATAATCCTTAACTTCTTTGATTGTTTCTTTTTCTTCTTCTGTAAAATTCATCCCTTATCCTCCTAAATAATTATTAATTTTTATGATCTTGATAAATAGCATAAGCAATTATCCCTGCCAACTCGACAAGAATAGTTGCTACAACTCCACACCAGAATAGATTAATGTACATTGTCTATCGCTCCTCTTTCTTTTTGATATGGTGTTTTTCTTCATACCATTCAATATCATCTTCAACACGCTTTAATAAATTCTTTTCTCTTACTAGATCCTTTTTACTTGCGTTTGGCCTAGTAATGTAATACTGTAGCGCATGTTTGATTGTTTGCATTCTTCTGTATTGATTACCCATTTTTATATCTCCAAATTCCCATTAAGCAATTCAGGTAACAATGCGTCCCTTAACTCTGCTAAATAGCTATTTTCTTCATTGTTTAAATAATAAATATGCTGTTTCCACATTTGAAAAATCATCATCAAGATACTCGATACACTATCCTTACTTTTGTTTTCAAACTTAATCTCATTTTTATTCTTAGATGTTTGAAAGTAATCTTCTTTTATAATTTTCTCGTCAGCTATTTTTTTCAACAATGTATTCAGCTCTTCAAAATCAGCTTTTTTATATAAAGACAAATCAAAACCTATTTTTTTAGCTAAACTCTCATTTATGGTTAATTTGCAAGCGTTTTTTTCTAAAATAACCCTGTTCAAATCCTTTACGATATCAGAGTATGCTCTATGTGATTGCTCACGTGAAAAATCAATTTCTTTATATATTACTGGAGAAAGATTATATTTTTTCTCTCTTATATCTTCGATAGTAACAACTTGGCATATATTACTTTCTTTTCTTGTTTTGATACAATCAACAACTTGATTAATAACATCATCTGTTAATATATTAATTTTTTTCTTATATGTCCTATTTGTATGTGCCTTATTTCCAAATTGCCCTTTTTGTTCTCTAATTTCTACTTCATGTCTTTTACTCAAATCAATCATTAATACTGATTGATCCATCTTATTTTTATTAAGAACCATTATACATGTAGGTATTTTTGTATTTTCAAACATGTTATCCGGACAACGAATAATACTGTCTATCAAATTATTTTCACAAAAATATTTAACTATTTCTTGTTCCTGGTTATTTGAACTTTGTAAAACAGATAGCGGTAAAAGAAAAACACATTTATCGCTTTCATTTAGTGCTGTTAATACAAAAGCAAAATTAGCATTTGATTGTGGAGGAACTCCAGCGTTAACGAATCTATCTTGCATGTTTGCTAATACTGGAACATTCCACTTTAGATTGTATGGTGGGTTAGATATAGTAACTGTCATAGTATCACCCCGCACTTACTGTATTTATTTTGCGATTCCAATTTATATACATGAAATATTTTTTGACTTAAAACATCAATATGATAAATATACGCATTTATATTTCTTACTGCTAAATTAAACAATAAATAAGAAATAACGCTTTCATCTAGTTCGTATAATTTAAAATTACAATTCTTGTTTTGATTCCATTTTTGAATGGTTAATGCACCGCTCCCTGCACACATATCAATAACTTCATTATCATCTGCTATTTTAGCCATTAATTTTGCAAGACTTTTAGGCGTATAATCTTGCTTTTTTTCAACTCTATCAGCTTCGTAATATTCAAATATTTTTTGTAACCAATCTGTGGATAAATCGTTATCAACCACTTTACAAAATAAATCATATTTATTGTAATCATTTGAAATAACACATTCTTGGATTTTTTCTTTTAAATCCTTTAAATTTTCAATGTTAAATATTTGTTTTACTTTATCACACAGCTCTGTTAGTTCTAATGTTGAATCATGCATTATTAATCCCTCCCTACATTTGGAATAGTAATTGGATAAAATCTGTTTTCTTCAAAATTACACCATTCACAATTTGATTCTCTATTGCTCATTGGATATCTAATAATCATCATTGGATTATCAACAGTTAATTCTTCGATATAAATACAACATTTATTTTTTACATCATATGCCCACATACCAGCTTTCAAATCTTCAAACTTATAAGCTTTAGGATTGAAATGCTCCTCAATTAATTTTTTCAATCCATTGTAATCTTCATTTATTTCATTAATACCATTAGGACCAATGTTAGCTCTATG